TTCATTCAAGCTCTTCTGAGCAATCCTACCAACAGCAGCAGTGACTTCGCCAATTGATGCAGAGGCAACAGATGCCCCATTTAATTCCTTTGTGAGTTGTACAGCACTGATGCCTAAGTTATCCAATATAAGCGGTGATTTCCGACCAATACCAGTAACAATTGAATCAACTAGGTAATCAACAGATTGTCCAGTGTCCTGCGCTCGCTTAGCTGCAAATTCAAGTAGATTACCAAGTTCTTTAACGGGGATTCCAAAGTTAGAAGCAGAAACAGCACGCTTCATTAATTCTAAATCTGATACAGTACCTTTTACAGACTTCCGAAGGTTGGCTAAATCAGAAGCATCGGCAATACGAGAGAATGCATCTTCAACACCTGAAGCCTGACTAGCGATATTGAATAGCTCTTTACCGAACGCAACAAGCTTATCAACTGCAAATAGACCGGCAGCTAATGAGCCGATCTTCTTCATCGCTGACCCGAATGCGTTAGTTTTTTGCTTCGCGTCGTCTAATCCTTTATCAAACCCCTCTTTTTGAAGGCCAAGCTTTATAAATAAATCCGCTAATTTCATGCTATACAGTTTTGAATAAAATTACATGTTTTACAGCATATTTCAAAAACAAAAGGTATCACGCATTTAGCACGACACCTTTCCCGTATTCTTAGCCCATTCAATCATTTTAGCCCTCCAAGCATATTCATCTTCTGCGGTCTCAAAACGTGATTGACGTTCATCAATTAACGGTAGCGGCCAAAGTTGATGTGCGCTTTTTTGTTTGCCTTTCCCTGCCCATTGGTTGTATTGTAGCTGGAACAATTGCCTGAAGTCTGCGCTGACACGTTCAGACTGCCATAACCACCCTTGCACAATTGCATAAGTCTCAGCCGGTGTTAGCGACCAATAGTCATCAGGATTAATGCCGACTTTACCAATACAGAACTCATATTCTTGAGATGGTGTTAGCGATTCTTCACTTGTTCCGCTACTTTTTTTTTATATGTTGCGCCGAACGATTCGGAGTTGTTTATGCAGGCTGTTAACTTGTCGATCTCAGATTGTTTGATTTCCGAAAGTGCTCGTTTCAAACTTACGCGGTCGAAATTATCTTTAATCCTGTTCACCTCGCAATACCTGATAGCAGCGCAATAGATGTACATGAAGTTGCGTAGTGCCCCGTTATCCAGTTTGCACCACTCATTATATTCATTTGCATCTTTGCACCCTGATTCAATGAATACGGCATGATTTACGTAGTTATCGAATATAAATCCTACTTTTCGATTTCGTGTAAATGAGAACGGCCCCCACGATTTACGAAAAGGCATGGTTAGAATTGTGTGATTGTGTGGTTTCATGTTGAATTTCATAGGATTAGTAAATCCCGGGCAACACTAACGAAGCCCGGGTAATGAATTAAGCATTAGTACTAACAGTCGGTTTACCAGTTACCTGGAAGTCAGCAGAGAATGAAATTGCTTCATTGTCGTTTGCATCCCAAGTTAAGTTAGAAATGTACGCCTCACCTGTGCGGCTTTCGTCACCTATCACAGCAGTAGCAGCAGTTTCATCTGAATACTTGGTTACTACGAATGTAACCTTAGTACCGTTGTCCTGCGCTGTTTCCAACTCAAAGTAACCGGTATTTGTTGCCTCTTTTGTTGGCGATCCAATTCCACCGGCTGAAATTGTTTTACTAATCTTCCCGGCTGCGAACTCGCGGTGCCGTCCTGAGTCTTTCGAGCTAATGTCGATCATATCACAAGCTGAAGCGTATGATAATGAAGTTTGACCAACCAAAAGCTCAGTTCCGATCTTGATAAAAATTAAAGAACCTACATCTTTTGCCATGATTAAAAATGTTTAACGTTAAACTTTACCATGCAAGTTAGGAATTTAGAATGTGTTTTACAACATGTTGCAATCGTGTGTGTGATTTTGTAGTTTTGGTGAACGATGAGCGTATGCGCCTGTTGGCGTGTTAATTAGAATTACAAAACTTTAATATACAGACATAAGATGAACAAAGAGAATATAGTACAAGAAACCACTAAGCCAATGGCGTATGACGCATTGTTATGTGGCGTTGTTTTGGAAGTGCTTGAATATTGGCACTATAAAGAGCGTGGGTTTTGGTATGGAATGATGTGTTTGCAGGAAGAAATTGACCATAAAACAAATAAATATTATTCACACGAGGCAATTAAAAAAGCATTACTAGAATTGAAAAAAGATGGCAAAGTTATAACTGAGCCAATATTTAATGAGTGCGATGGCAAATTAAATGGTAGAGGTTGGTTTTACAATTCCACATAACGGCTGCGGTTTGTTGCGTAATTTCCAGCTACGTTGATTAAATGAACGACACTAAGTATTTTATTTTTTTAGGGATGGATTTTATCCATAAATTTGGATATTAAATAAATTATCCATATATTTGGATAAATATTTAATACAAACGTTATGAAACTTACAAAACAAAACATCGAACAAGCCGACCAAATTCAAAAAGTAGCAAATGCTGACGAATTACCACAGGATTCATTTTTGGGTCGTAGAATTTACACAATGGTTAAGTATCACGGTTTTTACGGATACACAAAAGAAGGCAAAAAAATATTAGTAGTAACTGAAAGTTGTTATAATGGATTGGTTAATTAAGAATAAGGAATTTTTGAGTATTAGGGCAATCGAAAAAAGAATTGGTTGCCCTACTGATACATTACAGAAATACGTTCGAGGCAGACAAAATCTTCCTGATAAATGGAAACAACCTTTAGAAGATTTCATAATGGCTTTGCAAAAGCCTTAGCGCGTAGGCAAAAAAACATTAAAAATTGCCACTGGCTCTCATTAAATGGTACTACAAAATGCACTTTGTTGCGTGTTATACAGTCGTACCTGAAAAACGCGCTCTATTTAATATACACACGTGTATGTTGAGTGCTGAGCGCGTGAGCGTTGAAATGTGCGAAGGTATGCTGTATAACGGATGTATATAATCCAGTATTTGATTATCAATTAATTACATTAACCGATTTGCAAAATATGCAAATAAAATTGTAATAAGTTGCAAATTATGCAATTAACATTACTCCTCCACAATCTTAAACAACACCCTAACCGCGCAAACATTAATAATAGATCCGTCTGCTGATTCAAATTCAGAGTTCGAGCTAGATGTAAGAGTGCTTTCAAGGATGCGGAATGGAGCCGGCAAAGCGAAAGGTACGTTATTATTTATCGTGCCTTTTACTGCGTCAATATCTGAGTAGAATGGAGTTAGTGAGGAAATGTCTTTATGTACGACATTTAGTAATACATCATATTCAAACATGAATGAATCCTTCGGCCCGTTCTCTTCATCGTAGATGTCACCGATTTGAATATATGGATATTGTAGCGCGGAAGATTTAGGCATACGCGCATGTACTGGCGTAGATGTTACCGCACTAAGTTGTGTATATAATCCGGTTACTAATGCTTGTCTTGCGTCTCTCATTTACTTAGACCCTTTCCAAATTTAAGTGAGTTTCTCATATCTTCCGCAACTGACTTAGTTACATCAACGTTTTTCAATGCCCGGTACAAATAAGAATCTCCGGCATAACCTGGATGATTAACCCGTTTGCCAAAGAATCCAGTTTTCGGAGTGCCTAATACTTTTGCATCTTTAACCTCAATTACATGAGGTTTAAATCCAAGTTCTACGGCTGCCGCATATTCAACATTGGTTCCTACTGCACCTTCATTATCTTTTAGATTTACTGTTGTCAAGTCTGATGAATAAGTCTTTCCTGTTGTGTCTGAATATGTGCGGTCGTTACCTGGCATATTCTGAACGGATGGCATTTTAACGTAAAGTGAATTTTTAAGCCTTGATGTAATGATGTGACCTCTGCCTGTTAGATACAATTGCGCCTCAGTCTTAATCTTCATCAGCACTTTGAATATAGCACGTGGCCCTGCATCATCCATAGTCGTACCTAACGCTGTGAATTGCTTCTGCAAGTTATTCAATACGCTCTTGTCAATATCTATTTGGATTCCGTCTTTAGCCATTATTTACCGTCGTATCACTTTTAGCGATTACACTTATCTCTTGCTGCGCATCGTCAACATTTCGGATAGACTCAATTATAAACTTGCCACCTTCATAAACAAACCAATCTTCAAACCTAAAGTCAACAGCGGTAAGATATTTAAACCGGAAGTCGTAAGTTATTACCCCAGACTCTAACCCGTAGTTGAACGACTGACCCATTGATAACTGACGTGCCCTACACCATACAGATTTACTTGTTGGTGTACCGTAAACAGTGCCACCCATACCGTCAGAGGTTGGTGTGCCTAGTCGGTAGTGTGTTATCCTGCGGTTATATTGTCCGGTGTTGTTCATTCTAAACAGAATTGCGCTAGGTTAGCATAACAATTCTCACTAAGTTCCGAAGTAGTGCCGACAAATGTATTTCCCCGGTTCCGGTACTTCTCATCCAATAATCGCAACATTTCAACCTTTATGGCTTCCTGACATTTACCGGTTGTCGTGTATTTCACGTATAGACTAGGATCAATCGTATCGGTACCAATAATATATGCCGCATTTGGTTTAATTATGAATTGTGAAATTCCTTTTTTTGTGTAGTCAGTCGTAACAGTTCCGTTTACCTGGACTTCAGTAATTGCATTATGCTCAGGATATGGCAGCTTTACTTGCTCGGGCAGATAGTCGTAAAAAACCTCTATGGTCTTCTCAACTAATGCCAATCCCATAAACTTCTCAATGCGTTCACGAACGGCAGTAATAAGCGAAACTATTAATGAATCCTCAGACTCATAATCAATCTTGCAATATTCCTTCACATCGTCCAATGTGATAGGCTCCAATCCGGTTACTGTTTCTTTTATGTCCATGCTAAAATTAGTTTAGTTGCAAGTTAAGCAGAAAAAATGTGTTGTGCAACATGTTGCGAGAAACATACTGGTTATGTAACTTAGCAATATGGAAATAAAGAATAAAACAATAGTAGTTTGGTTTAGCTGCGGTGCAGCTTCTGCTGTTGCCGCAAAGAAAACCGTTGAAAAATACGGCAAAACAAATAATGTTTTAATCGTAAATAACCCGATTAAAGAGGAAGACAAAGATAACATCAGATTTAAAAACGATGTTGAAAAATGGATTGGACAACCAATAATTGAAGCTAAAAATAAAGACTACCCTAACTCTTCAATTGTTGATATATTTGAAAAGCGTAAATATATGTCAGGCGTTTACGGTGCACCTTGCACAATGCTACTAAAAAAAGAGGCGCGTTATCAGTTTGAATTGACACATGAAATTGACTGGCACGTTCTCGGCTTCACAGTTGACGAAATGCACCGACATGAACGATTTGTAAAAGGCGAACGAGCAAACACTATTCCAGTGCTTATTGATGCCGGATATACAAAGACAATGTGTATGGATATGCTTTTACAGGCTAAAATAAAACCCCCTCGTGTTTATTTTATGGGTTATCCTAATGCAAATTGTATTGGGTGTGTAAAATCATCTAGCCCTACATACTGGAATTTAGTTAGAAAAACATTCCCAAAAGTATTTAAACATCGTGCTGAACAAAGTAGAAGAATAGGAACAAGATTAATCAAGGTTAATGGTAAAAGAATATTTCTTGATGAATTAGATCCTAAACAAAAAGGAGGCAAAATTGAATCATATGAGTGTGGTATTTTTTGTGATTTTGAATTAATAAAATAGCCGATAATCACTCAGCGGCTTTATTTTTCCTTTCCTCAGCTTCCAAATCAATTTTCTTCTTTCGCCCGCGCGGTTTCGGATCTGCCTTTTCCTCTATCGGTACAATGTACCCTGAATCTATCATGTATGAAACTCTGGCCGTGCTAATCTCCATTTCAGTTCCAGCCACGATCCCGGCAAAATCTTTGATTACTTTGTATTTCATATCTTAAAAATTAGGGGAGAACCGAAGCCCTCCCCGTTATTATTAAACAGCAGTGATAGCAGTTACAGCAGCATCAATGTCAGCTACATGAATGATAGCTGTTTTGTCTTGCTCTTCAACAACACACTGAGTGCGAAGGAACAATACAGCAGTGTAGCTGTCATCCACGAAGTCGGTTCCGTTCATTTGGCTGAACTTAACTTCCGGGCGACGTTTCCACCAAGCCTGGATTTTAGATGAGTTGGCAACAGTCAGCGTGTTTGCAGTTACGTAGTTCGATGTAATTACACGCAATCCATTGATTGTGTAAGTACCGTTCACGTCTTTAACAAATAAATACTGTCCATCTGTAGCCTTAGTTTTCTTCATTTTATAGAAGTCGCTAGGATTCATCCAAACAACATTCAATCCGCGTTGCTCAGACTTGGCAGCTTGCAGAACACAACCATCGATAAGGTCACCAATGTTTGCATCCTGAACAGCAGTAGCAATTCCGGCAGTGGCGGCAGAGAAAGCAGTCGCGTGTCCTACGATACCGTAGATATGATTCGGATTAACGCCGTCTGAACCGTCACCAGTATAGAACTCACCGTCAGTAAACAGCATTGCTTTTTCCTGCAATTTCATTCTGAAAGCAGAAGCAATATATTCAGCATCTTCCAACAATTCGGCAGTAAGTGGCAATTTAGCACTAACTTTAGCCATTGCCCGGCTCTTCTCAGCAGCAGTACCGCTATCGGCAGTTGCTTGTCCTGTACCTTCACCAACATACCCTACGTTTGAGGTATAAGCACCCTCAACCCAAAGAACTCGGTTTTTATCCTGTCCAATTGTACCTGTATTCAGGTTTGGCAAGAAAGCCATTTCGCGTTCAGGATCGAAACCAACCTGCAAACGTTGAACAGTCATATTTACAGTTCCTGTAATATCGGAAGTGTCAGCTTTCAGCTCAAATAATCCTTTTGTTCGGAAACCGTCTTTTTTGGCAGCTTTGAACTCTTCAGAAGCAAACAACTCTTTGATTGAGTCGGAAAGTGACAATTGCTTTTCTTCTTTCTTTTGCATACCGGCAGCATTTTTAACTTTGATAGCTAACTCGTCGATAGACTTTTGCACCTCAGCAAATTTATCTTTGCCTTCGGCAGTTTGGAACATACCTTTAACGGCTTCCAATGCTTCGTTTCCTACTAAGCCTTTCAGCTTTTCATTTACCGCAGCTTTCAAGTCATCGCCTAACGCATCAAACGCCTTCTGAACGCCTTGAGTTTGTTCTTCGGTAAAACCTTTTAATTCAAGT